GCCCATGCTTGAATGTTTTGTTCGAGCATGTTGCGGCGGGTTTCGGCTGGGACGAGGGTGCGGAAGTCGATGGACATGGTGTTCCTTCCTTACTGGGGGATGTTGTCGAGGATGGTGGTTTCTGCGCCTGCTGTGCCTGCGCGGACGACGAGTTTGAGGGTGCCGGCGTTAGTGCCGTCACGGAGGTATAGCGCGCCGATGTCTGCACCTGGGTTTGTTTGCGCCGATGTTGATTTCCTAAGTTGCAGGAACGCACCACCCGAGGCATTGCCCAAGTGTCCCCATGTCGAGGTTGTGCGGAATGAGTTGCCGACCCAGTTACCCGCCGTCGATAGGTTCGCAATGCTGGAACCTGACGAGTTCTGAACATCAAGCGGAAATGCCGTGCCGCCCGTTCCGTTTGCGGATAGGCGAATGACAAGTCCTGCCGTGCCCGTGCTTCGGGATGTAATGCTTGCCTGCGCCGGCACCGACACCGTGCCAGCAACCGTCTGGCTACCAGTCGTCGCATTCGCATACGACAACGTATTCGCCGTCACACCCGTCAACACATAGGTGCCGTTGTAGCCCGTAGGGGTCACACCAGCCACAGTCACAATGTCACCAACAGCAAGGCCATGATTGTTAGTGGTCGTGATCGTCGCAGTCGTGCCAGTGCCCGAGGCAGCAGTTGTGGCACCACCTGTGCCGACGGTGATGGGGGCGGTGGAGCCTGTGTAGATTTGGGCGTTTGGATTCCTGCCGCCAACGACAGTCGGAGTTGAATCTTGATAAACGAACAGGTCACCAGTTTGGTTTGACGAACCGCGCAGCACGATGCCTTGATTGCCACCCGAAGCAGTCGAAACGCTTATTGCTGGGTTTGAACCGCCAATCTGGAATACAGACGAGGTGCGAACTGTGACCATGCCAAAGTCGTTGACACCGAAACGGTTAGATGCAGCCGCAGACGCACCAGCAGCAAACACAGTTGCGGCGGAAGTGCTGGTGCCAGAAGTCAGCAGAGTGTGCCCGCCCACTGTTGCAGAAATGGCTTGAGCGGAAGTAATGGCTAGGTTGACGGTGCCGCTGCTGTTCTGCCATTCCTGCAAGTTCGCCGTCTGGGAGGCAGCACCACGGACGACCAAGGGAATCGCAGATGCGCCATAGACCTGATTATTGATAGCCCAACCAGTGCCAGCGATAGAGGCTCCAGCGCGAAGTTGCGAACCGCTACCCACAAACAGATTGACGTTGCCTGCTGAGTCTTGCCATTCGGTGAGGTTCGCAGACTGCGAAGCAGCACCACGGATAACCGCGCCGATAGTGGTAGATGATGAAGCAATCGCTGTCAGCGTTCCCAACGCACTCGCTGAGTTGATGCGAGCCTGCGAGGCGCGTAAGCCGCCATTGGACAAGATGCCAGCCAAGAATCCGCCGCCGTCATTCTGCCACTCTTGGATGTTCGCAGTCTGTCCTGCGGCAGCCTTCAAGATGAGCGGCACGACACCTGCCGCCGCGTTCGTGATCGTATGGCCGCCCACCGTGAACGCATTAGCCGCACCCAAACGGGCAAACACTGTAGTGCCATCCGACAGTTGGGACGAGGCAATCGAGATCAGCGACTGGTTGATGCCGATAGCCGGTGCCGTCCCACCAGTCGAAGTGATCGGGCTAGTACCCGAAACTGAGGCGACCTTAGTAGCCGCCAAAGATCCAGCAGCAGAAGCCACATCATAAGCAGACTTCACCGCATTAGCAGTAGCAGCCTTGCTAGTACTAGTCGAAAAAGTAGAATCCTCCAACTGGACAGCACCAGACTGGGTAGTAGAAGCAGACTGAATACCGATATTCGCAGAAGTCGAAGAACCACTATTAGTGATAGGAGAAGTTACCGCAACAATACCAGACGGCCCCTGTGCCCCAGTAGCACCTGTCGCCCCAGTTGCGCCTGTAGCCCCTGTCGCACCTTGCGGAATGGTGAAATCGAAGATCGCAGCTGAAGATGTGCCAGAGTTGACAACTGAGGCAGAAGAACCAGCAGCACCAGTCGTAGTAGTGCCGACAGCGATAGTCGCAGCCGCACCATCAGCTCCAGCAGGCCCAGTCGCACCAGTCGCACCAGGAGTTCCAGGATCCCCCTTCTCCCCCTTCTCACCTTGCAAACCCTGAACACCCTGCAAACCTTGGTCGCCCTTATCGCCTTTCAAACCTTGCGAACCAGGAACACCCTGCGGGCCTTGCAGATTCGACAGCACAACCTCAAACGGGGCAGACTCGTCAACAGTTACAGGAAACCCACCAGAATCCTGAAACACAATGTCGAAAGAATCACCTTCGACAATCTCAACGACAAACGACTCGCTCATCGGACAGCATTAGCCTTCACGACAAACTTACCTTCAAGAATAGACCACTGCTCTCCCCCAGCAGACTCAACCTCGAAATCATAGACATAACGGCCAGGAGCCACAGTCAGATTCAAAACCTCAACATCCACTGTGCCCGAAGCACCACCCAAAGTGATACCGGAAGTGTCAGTCAAATCAAGAAGTTTCGTAGACGACTCGGCAGTCGCCCGCACCTGCATACGAGCCTTATAGCCGGTCAAATCCCACGGTACAGAATCAGTCACCTTCAAAGTGAAGTTCAATTTGAAAGTCGTGCCATACTTTGTCTTGATATTGTAGACTGCGGCTTTAGCCATCAGATTTCCTCCAAATTGTCGCTGTAACCGGCAGCAGACAAACCTGCCGCAGTCGAATCATCAACCTCATAGATATGGCCGCCAAGCCAATATTCGTCAACCGACTCCAAAAACTCTTGAGCAGGAAACATGATCTCCCCGTAAGAAGCACCAGAACGATAGACAGTCACACCGCGATTCACCTTCAGGAAATCGAACAATCGGACACCCGTGTAGGGTGTCTCCTGTGTGTTCGGGGTAGTGAACTTGTAGGCCATAAACATTCCTTTCAACAAACCGGGAACCCCCACAAGAGCAAATCTTGTGGAGGAACCCGACTAGATGACTAGGCGATAGACGAAGCGGACTCGATACGCCACAGCGACTCTTCGCGGTAGCGCTTGAAACCGAGAACGCCATACCAGCCGATAGGACGGTGGCGGTTGAGGCGATCGACCACAGGGCCGATCACGACGTGCGGCTCTTCCGCGACAGCCTCAGCGAGAGCCTGCTGGCCTGCGATCAGAGTGCGGTAGATCTTCACGCTACCCGAGTTGTTGGCGGCGTACATACGCGGATTCTCCACGAAGAACGCACCCTCGAAAGCACCGATCTCACCCGACCAGATACCAGCCGGATCAGAGTAGACGTGCGGATCACGCCAAGAGGCGGCACCAGTCTCGGCACGAAGATCGTGCGAAACCTCAGGATGGATACCGACCCAGTAGAGGGAACCGCGACGCGGAACGCTGTTAGCGGCACGAAGCTTGGCGACAGCCTTGCGGACGTTCGCAGCCTTGATCGTGTCGGTGGCCTCAAGACCATCGGTGGACGCGTCGGGAAGCGAAGCGCCATCGCTGGAGTAGATGACATTCGTGCCACCGATAAGCTCGGTCATAGCGAGCTTGTCGATAGAGTCGGCCATATTGAAAGCGACAATGTTGGCGATAGCCGGATCGACATCAGCGAGGCTGAACAGCTGGAGCTTGCGGGTGGCAAGCACCGAGTTGCCATACTCGTTGAGGGTCACCACAACCTGAGAAGGCGTGGCGACAGTGACGGCATCCACATCGTCAGTCTCAGTGAGAGCCGTAGTCGCAGACGACAGATCCGTGTAGATCTGAAGTGCGACAGACGAACCCGGCAGAGTGCCGGGGGAGGGGCGCTTGTCTGCCACAGCGCGAACCATCGGAGTGGCGCGGAGCGCGAACTCGACTAGACGGTCGTATGCCTTCTGGACAAGACCAGCACTGCCCACGGTGCCGCCGAGCGAACCGCTGGCGGTGGAAGTGTAGTTGACAGTAGCCATAAGGCTGTTGTCTCCTTTTCAGTGATAGAAGTTACTGGATGGACGAGTTGATCATGTTGATGATCTCGTCCGCGTTAGTTGCTTGAGACAGGCGAAGTAGCACATCGTCTGCTCCAGCTGGGATTTGGGCGGTTGAAGTCACATCGTCGATCTGGCGTAAACCAGTCAAATCAGGAGCGTCCCCCTGCGACTTGGCCAAACCGAACAATTCGGCGTTGTCATCCAGCCAAGTGTTCAACGCTTCCGCGTTGATCTCTGTGTCGGCTGGAATGAACTTTGCGATCTTAGGATTCAAACCCTTCTCAGACAGGAAGTTTGCGACTAGATCCTTGCGTTTCTCGGCGCGGAGCGTCTGCACTTCTGCTTCCAGCTCTTTCGCCCTCTTGTCGGCGGCACGCTGTGCCTTCCGCAACTGGCGTACTAGATCGTCCGGTTCTTCCGAACGTCTCCGCTGCTTCGGCTGCTCGTCCTCGAAATCGAGGTCGTCGTCTTCGTCTTCCCAATCTTGGTAACCCATTAGGCACCCTTTCATAGATAATCGCACACCACACGACCACCAGGGGCAGTGGACGCGGCTTGTGCTACCAGTTACTTGTACACCTGCGGGGGCTGGTCGATCCCGCTAGGGAGTGGACGAGACGGGAATCGAACCCGTGTCAATGTCAAAATATGGTTTATTGAACCAATTTCTGGCATTCTTGCCTTTACTCGCCCATATTCAGTTTTAGAACTTGCCTGTTTGCGCTTTCGCGAGCGAAGTAGAAGTAGTGCCTGCCGCGCCGAGGAACAGGTTCTCCTCGGCTTTAGCGATCTTCGCCCTACGCTGGGAAGCCAAACCGAGCAGATTCTCGGACTCCAGTTCTTTCTGGAGCTGATCGACAGAGATACCTGCCCGTTGGGCGGCAGCCGTATAGGATCCGATCTCTGCCGCAGTTCTCTGGAATCCTGCCCGAGCCTGCTCGCGGGACACACCCTGCTTCGCAAGTTCCTCCGCACCGATAGCAGTAGTGATACCAGCGGTAGCGGCCTCCGCCTTGATACCGGCAACGTTGATCTGCTTCTGCAACTCGGCGGCAGTCTTGCCGACACCGAGAATAGAAGCGACCAAATCCTGGTTGGAGACAGATGGGAAGTATTCTTTCAACTGTTTCTTCAAAGCCTCATCGGCATTGTTCACAGCATTGTAGGCGATTTGCATACGGTTGGCTGCCTCGTCGGGTGACACATCGTTCAACAAGAACTGGTCGGCGTTCTCGTTCGTCGCCAAACTGGACAAACCATATTGGGCTAGGAGATTACGGTAGACGCTACGAGCCTGATTCCATTCACGCACAGTAGTGATCCCAGTAGTGCCTTGTTTAATCTGGGTGAACTTCGTCATATAGTTCTGGTAAGACTGGGGTGCAGTGCCGGAAACTGCCATCAAATCCAGAATATCGCCTGCGGAAACACCGTCAGCGAAGAAAGGATCGGCGGCACCGTAAATGTCGCGAATCATCTGCTCGTTGTCGAAACCCGCCAGACGGGCATATGCGAGGAAAGTCTCGTAAGCCGGCTTCTGGTATTCTGCCATTACAGGTTCACCCCCATAGACTGGGCGAACGCCCTACCGAACGATGCGGCCTCTTGATGGGCATTGCCTGTGAACTGGTAGCGAGGATCCTTACGGACGACTTTCGCATAGTCGAAAGCCGACAGAGGTTTACCGTCAGGGCCAGTCGCTTTAGACAGCACATCTTTCATATCGACAGTGTTCGGATCCACTTCCATCATGTTTGAGTAGACACTCACCAAAGGAGCTGCGATATCCTTCAAGGTAGCTTCAGGATCCGCTTTCAACTGGTCTGCGAAAGCCGTATAGGTTTTCGCCGCCAAATCCCGTAGAGACGCTTTCAAAGTAGTGTCGTCGATCTCGCCTTTAGCGTATTTCCGCATCAAGTCGATCTTCATATTCTTCGTGGCGACACCAGTCAAACCGTATGCGGACAGATACTGGTCGATATGGTCTTGGGTCGCTCCGACTCCGCCTTTAAGGTCTTTAGCCCAATCGGCTTTAGCCAGCACATAGTCGCGGAGGAACAACTCTCGGCTGAAACCAGATTCCAGGGTAGTGCTACCGCCGCTTGCGGTTTGACGGACAATCGTCGGATTCTTCCGTTCCGCCGCATTCAACTTCGACAGATAATCCTTGTATTCGGCATCAGTTGGTTTGCGGCCCAACGTTTGCGCCATATAAGAGAGCAGGTCGCGGTTAGCGGTTTCCGCTGTAGTCAAAGACACATAGCGCTGCGGGCCTGCGCTTCCCCCGCCTACAATGCCTGCCGCATCTCCTAGGACGAAAGGAGCCAGACCCTTGTTAGTTACAACATCCTTCACAGACATTCCCAGCATGTCTGAATAGTTGAGTGCCCTACCCCAAATGTAACTTAGAACATCAGCCTTGACACCGGTTTTGCCGGTGAGAAACTTTGAAAGCCGGTTCAAAGCCTTGCTGTTTCCAGAAGCGGAAAGCAGTTCTACAAAATTCTCGATTTGGGATTTTTTGATTTTCTGCGGAGGAGCAGGAGTCGTCATGCGCTGCTGGCGTTCACCGGGTTTGCGCACAATCTTTACGGGGCCGACAGTCTTGCTTCCCGTAACGGTATCATAGATCCATGCGGGAACGAAAATATCCGGATCGCTAGAACCCTGTGTGGTGAAAGAATAGTTCCCAGCCAATAGTTCTTGATAGTCTGGAATCCCATTGTTGTTAGTGTCATTGGGATTAGGTTTGGGAGTCTCGGTCGGCTTCCTGCTGTTGTTAGCTGCCATTATCCGACCACCGAATCAAGAGCATCATTCGCCAAAAACCTCTCATACACATCAGTGAACCCTGGATACTTCTTCTTCAACGCTTTAGCCGACTTGTCGCGCAAATCCACAATGTCCTCGTTGTCTTGCGCGTTGACAGAATAGGAGAGACCGAGACTCTTGCGGCGCAGCAGTTCCCCAGCGAGAGTATTCCTGATCTGCATCCACTCTTTCGCAGCCTTCCAGATAGGATTCTTCTTACCGATATCCGACATAAACTCTTTATTGGAGATGATGTAGTTAACTGCGCGAAGATTCTTGGCAACACGTTTCGTATCCATACTGGATTTATCGTCTGCCCAAGCCGGATATTTAGCTGACAACGCTGTTTCCATCTGCTGGAGAATCGGAGTCACCTGCTCTTTCCAGCTCTTGCTATTCGGTCTTAAGCCTGCGCTTTCTGCTTGCAACAGCAGATTCTCTTTCCAAGGGATCCAGACAGCCCATCCGATAGAAGCCTCACGCCTGCGTTGGGCTACAGCCAGTTTTTCATTCTTGTCTTTGAGTTTCTGGCCGTTGATATCCATATCGTAATAATGGGAGTTGGTGACAGGAGAATAATCTGTGGCGATATTGCCCTCATTGAACATCGCGCCTAGAAGGGCGATAGCGTTCTCGTTCTTGTTTGTCAGTTCTTTCGCAAGACCCATGTATTTGCGAAGATTGTATTCCGTCTGCGGAGTGGCGATAAGCCCACCAGGATTCTCCGACAGGGACGAGCGGGCATACACCGATGTGACGACACCCATTTCCTGTGCTGCTTTAATCGGCCCGTCGATAGGGCCGTATGCGTGAACATAGCGATTGTATTCTTTACGAATCAAATCCATATGGTTCGTCAACTTGGTGGAGAACGGGGAACCCACAGCGAACAAAGCCTCTAGCAGATAGGATTTCTTTGCTTCCGCAAGTGAATCCTCCAAAGATTTCTGCAATTCCTTCTCGTTCAGAACCCTGTTTTCCAAATCGGCTTTACGATTTTTCTGCTCGAAAATCAGGTTCACCCTGGAGGCCGACTGCGGTGTTCCGGCAAAAGCATTGACCAAAGCGTTTGCCCAAGCAGGGCGCGGAACATTCGAACTTATGCCGCCATAAGTGTCCATATAGGGCAACATCTTTGTTTCGATGAAATCCGCCTCAAAGCCCATATCCATCATCCATTTCTGGACATTGGTTCCAGACATCAAAGCGCCCACACCCATAGACACAAGTCCACCAGAAAGACTTGGAACCATCGGAATGTTGCCATTGGTGATCAGATCCATAGAGGACTTGCTGACAGTCACATATTCGTTCCCTGTCAGCTTGTACATCCAGTCGGCAAAAATCGTTCCAGGAGCGGTAATGTAGATTTGCTCGTTTGAGTAGAATGGAAGACTGGACTCGACACTATTGCCTTCCGCATCCATCACATCGAAAACCCGATTCGGAGTGTTCCACGCCAGCAGATACAGGTCGGCTAGATATGGATTCTTGAAAGCCTGTCCAAGCCAGTAGCGGGACGAGTTCTGCTGTGCCATATAGAACGGGGATGCGAAACGAATCAAACCGGCCACATCGGTTTTACGCTCAATCGTGTAAAGCGTCTCGTTCAAAGTTTTCATAGCCTGCTTGTGGGACAAGCGGCGAATCCTGTCGATAGTCTCAGGATTCAACAGGTCGGCTCCCTGCTGCCGGAAAACTCTAGCCAGCCTTGTGGCTTCAGACCGATAGGTGGTACGGTAGAATGGATGCCTGGCCAAAACTGTTTCGGGAACAGTACCGATCCATTTGAAAATATTTCCAACAGCTCTCCTGTAGGCTGAAACCAACAGGTCGCCAGGACTCATTTGTCCTATCTGGTCACCGATTACCGACGAGCGGTATTTCACCGGTATGTTCGCTGCGATTTCTGGAGTCAACGCTCCTTCTGCTGCCAAGGTTTTCAAATAGGCCGGAGGCATATCTGGAATCTCTGGAAGATACTGATCTACAATCTCGGAGACGGTTTGAACCCTGCTACGCAATTCTGAACGGTTCAATCTCGGACGGTCGATACCAAAGTTGATACGGTAACTCTTGCCATCGACAGATGCGAGCCAGTCGATCATCTCTTTTTCGCTTGAACCGCGCATAGCCATTTGTGCCAGTTGATCTGAGAAAAGATCTGTGTTGGCAAAATGAGAATACGCGTTAACCCAATCCTTGTCGGTGGGCACAATATCGACATTCCGATACTTTTTGCCGAAAGCGTTTTCCAATGTGCTGCGATTGCTAGACAAGACGGTTTGCAAATATGTGTTGTCTGCCGATGATTCTCCGCGGGCGAACTTACCGATCTGATCTGCCGCCCAGTCTGGGATGGTCGCGCCTTCACGCACGATGAAACCCTCACCGGAGCGAACTAGAATAGGATTAGCGCCAGCGGCAAGAGCGGCATAGTCTCCCCAGGCTGCTGCCTGCGTAGCCCGAGTAGCGGACACGGTATCTAGCGATGAAGACAAGGCCACTAGGTCTTGCTGGTATTCGGCAATCAGGGCAACCTGGTTCTTGGGCAGCCATGCCGCATATGTGCCGTCAGCCAGACCTGCCGTATAGGTATCCGCATTGGCAATCAAATGGTCTTGGAAAGACTTGATCTCCGCATTGAAACTCGACACATCTTTAAGTTCGGCAAGAAGTTTGGACGCATCGTCCAGCTTTCCCTCAAACATCAAAGTGAGATATCGGCGCACTTCACCATTCTTGAAAGTGAAAATAGGCCGTCGCGTGTAGACGGTCTCCACTCCTCCGCGAACAGTAACCAGCGATTCGCCAGTAGTCAGAATATCTAGAATTCCGGAAGCTTCAAGGCTTTTAGTCTTGTCCTTATATGAAAACAGCCGCTTTGCCATATAAGACACTTTGTCGGCCTGCTTGGATGCTACTTTGAGAGACTGCTCGACTAAAACATCTTGTGCTTCTGCGGCAGCGCGGAAAGCGGTATCGTAGGTCTCAAGTTCTTTAGCGGCCGCCCTAGCTGATTTCTTTGATTCCAAATTCTGGGAGATCATCTTGACACGAGCAGCGACACCTTCGCCCTCGTTCAAGCCAATCCAATCCTCTAGGATCTGACCACGGCTAACACCCGTAGTGCTGTGCAGTTCCTCAAAATATGCAAGCGACCGGATATGCGCTTCAAGCACATTTCGAATAGCGTACTTTCCTGAAATAAGAGTGATAGGCTTCCAGATGGTGCTTTGAAAAGAATCATACAAGCTGATTCCGCCATCCCAGATGGCTTTAGTGCCATACATGATGCTATCGCCAGGAGCCGCTGTTAAAGCAGTTTTAGCCCTAGGGCCGAGCGCATCGGTGACAGATTGAGAAAGTTCTTTCTCAAGTTCTTTAGCCGACATGCTCAAGCCGTGTTGGGCTAGTCCTTCTTCGATATTCGACAGTTTGGTGGCAAGATGGTTGAGTAGCGATGTTACTTTTCCACGGTTCTCAAGTAGAACATCTGAGAAGGCTTTAGTGTCGATGAACGAGAAAATGTTTGCCATCTGGGATGACAACTGCGGGTTGTCTTCAATCTGCTTTGCTAACGCGTCATGGGAAATGCCGCGCATAGCCGCTTCCTCGTTCATCCACGCTTCAAACTGCGGGTAGTGGAAAGTGTCCCTAGTGACTTTATCCACAGTGAAATACTTGTTGCGTACCAGATCCGCTAAAGCTTGTGCGCGGTGCAGATTGTCACTTTTCGCCACAGACTCAGCAAAAATCTTTGCCGCAGAAATCTGGGATTTAGTCGGAGCCTCAAATCCGATGCGCTTCAAATGGGATTCTACCATCGCATAGATGGCATCGTTCTGAAGTTGCAGTAGAAACTCGTGTTTCGACTCGTCCGGGATACGCACATATTCGCTAGTGATATCCTCAAAAGTCCTCGTCTTTCCGCGAAAGACCATTGAGTCGGCACGCTTGCCGAGTTTTCTTTCCGCAAGCGGAGTAAGGTCTTTACCCAGCTGCCTCAAAACCGCCTGCATCTCCCTATAGGAAGTCCCAGTACTGGCACCGGCTAGACGGAAAACACCTGAAGGCAGATCGGCTATAGAACCAGACGGATTCAACCAGGTTATGGTTCTAACTGGAATACCACCGATATTCCTCAGTTTGCTGCTGTACACGGTTTTTCCACGAGCGTCTGCTACCTTTGCCCGTAGAGTCTCAACTGATTCAAAACTTGAAACTGTCCGTCGCATAGATCCACCGGCAGAGCCGACAGCCCTGCCCTCAGTTCCGATGGAGGTCTCTATAATCGCATTTTCTTTATAGAGTTTCTCAAGCGAATTGGTTATATTCCCAATCTGAGTATCCGACAGTTCAAGAAGTTGATCGTCAAAACGGTCAAGCACATGCTGTCTAGCCTGCACTAGACCGGAAATCTTGTCTCTACGGGCAATCAATCTGTCTATAGCTGGCTTGTTTGAAATACTCGCTTTCAACAAGTCTCCAAATAAACCTGCATCACCAGACTCTAGAGCCATAGATATGCCTTTGGCTAGAGACTGCGGATCAGATGACTCGAAAACAAAAGTATTCTGAAGAATATCGAATTCGCTAGGCTTCTCCTGCATCCTTCTGATGAGCGGCCCCCAAGAGGACTTCTTGCCAGCGAGGGCCTGGTCAATCTCAAACGCATGCATTGCCGCATCTTGACCTGTGATAACAGGACGCTGCATGTATTTGATTCTGAACTTGGATGCCCCGATACCTGCCCAAAGGGTAGGGTCTAGGAAAACGTTTCCGACAAGATCGAAATATCCAGACACATACTGTTGCGGCCCGCTAGAGAAATATTTCTGCACTTCGTCTTTGTTAGTCCAGTTAATGCCATCTGTTCCCTGTTTGCCGGGAAGGATAGCTGAACCAAAACCGTATGCGGCTTGGCCCATGCTGATGCCGCCCTCGCCGGACTGCCACCATTCCTTGCCTGTACGGTCTCCCTGGACAAGATTACGGGCTTCCTGAAAACTCAATCCGTCTTGTTTGCCGCCAAGGTTTGTGGTGGCCCACAAAGCTCCAGCGCCATACTGTTCCATCGTCCATCGCGCTGGAGTGGCTAGAGGCTCCATTACGGCAGAGGAGACAGCCTGTTTCGTTCCACGAAAAGCCTCACCATAGCCGAGAGTGTCGGCAGCCTTCTCGGCAGCATAAAAAGAGGGTAATCCGGTTTGCGACGCTTTTGTGATTTCCGAGGAAATCTGCGGCATAACCTTTTTAATCTGGGCAGACTGCTCGGGGGTAAAAGCTGGAGTGTTCCAAGCCTTTACAAGATCATCCCACCAACTCATGCGCCCACCGATCCAGACATGTTTCCGATTTCGGCTATAAACGCATTTCTATCGTCCTGCGACTCCCACGGAATAGTGGCAAAAGTCCAAACCACATCAGGATTAGACAATCCCAAAACCGCCACAAAAGCAGAAATGTCGTCCATAAGCATTTTCACTGCACAGACCCCAAGTCGACATTCGCCTTAACTGCTTGCACAAACCTGCGGAAAGGCTCAGGAGCATCATCCTGTGCGGCCAAAGACTCCAACGTCGGAAGATACTTTCCGACAATCGAAGTGGTATTGCCAGAAGGACGAGTCGGTGCAGACATGTTACCGGCACCGAAAGGCAAACCAGAAGTCACAGGTTCCGTAGGACGCTCACTAGCAGCGAAAAGCGGAGTCGCCTTCAAAGCAGGCATAGTCGGATTGGGCATAGCCCCACCCGCCAGCGGGGCACCAGCTTGTGCTTCCGCAATCGCCTTCGACTCTCCATATTTGCCTGTGCGAATCTCCTGCTGCGCCTGCTTCGAACCAGCACCACCATCAGTCCTGCGGGACATAGCGCCAGGGCCAGAGACAGCAGCAGGATTAGACGGCTTACGGTAACCTCCACGAGCCATCAGAAATCATCCTCACCATCATCGAAAGCCGAAACTTCGACAACATCCTCTTGCATCACATAATCGACTAGACCGCGAATCTGCCACGGGGGCGAGTTCGGGTCGCTAATCGACACGGTATACCATTGGCCTTCGGAATCGACCAGTTCGGCAATCACAATATAGTTGTTGCACAAAGCGTTAGTGCCACCGCAAAAGTCGGCGGAGTTCTTGTTCAACCAGCCTTGAATCTGGTCTCCGTGGGAAAGATCCTCGTTGAAACTCACTGTCCGCCACCACCCATCATCGCAAGGATTTGAGCCATATCAGGTGCAGCCTGCTGTGGCTGGCCTGCGGCCTCAGGGGCAGGAGAAGTAGGCTCCCCCGCAGGGGCCGCGCCCGGAGCGGCAGTCTGCGCCATCTGCTCAACGGGGGCCATCTGACTTACTGCGGGGGAGACATTCGGAGTGGGAGGCGGTTCAGGCATAAACACCTTTTGCACCGCATCCTCAATATTCGTGCCAGACTTTCGCATAGCGATCACATCAGCGATCTGCTTCACAATCTTCGAAGGATCCTGACCCTGTGCGGCCATCTGGGGGATAGCCTGCGACATGGCTGCGAACGAGCCGGCCAACTGGTCTCGCATCCGCTCCACCTCGATAGCCTTCTGGACTTCGGAAACGTTCATCGACCACGGAAGTTCGTGCATCACAAACTCGCGGGAAATCAGATTCGCCTGCAACGCCTGTAGCGAGAAGATCAAAGCCCGCGACGGATCCAAACCGGACATAAGCCCGTAACGCACCTGAACCGTGTAGTCGCCTGCGATATCCTTCGACGGACGGTACGACAACTTGTAAGGTGCCCCATTGTAGAGGGACGATACTTCCTTCTCGTTGTCGAACAGCTTCTCGTCCATCTCGAAACAGAGGGCGACAGCCTTCTCCAAAGCGCGAGCGAACACTTGCTGGCCTGTTTTCACCTGGGTGTCGAAACCACCTAGGAGGGCCTGCACTCCTTGACCGGTGATGACAGAAGCGTCGATCTGGCCTGAACGGCCTTGCGGATAGCGGGCACCGAGCCGTAGCTCCTGCTCCAACACCTGTGTCTCGGTGAACGCGCCCGAAGGGAGTTCCAAGCCGACTCGGCGGATAGCGCCTGGATTCTGGGTGCGAATGATCGCATCAGCACCCAAAGAGAAATCCTGCACGTCGGAAGGCACAGCAATGGGAGCCTGAACCGACTTTTCGACTGCCTCCATGTGCAGGAAACCGAAACGGGCGCGAGCAAGCTGCACCCAGATCACATCGTCATACTGGCCGCGAGGATCGGAAGGGTCGATATCGGGTCGCCAAGCGACCGAAACGCAAACCTTCCCCATCGGGTTCGGGGCGGACGACAAAACCAGATTATCCCGATCTGGCAGATAAAGCAGAACTTGGTCTTTATCCTCGTAGCGGATCAACTCTAGACGAGTGTTCCAATCGACCGTCTCAAACGAATGGTATTGGCCGATGATCTTCGACTCGTATTCGGGAAAATCGGCACACAACTCGGCTACCGTCTTCTGATAGCGGTTAGCCATATAGATCGGACGGTTGAAACGGTCACGTTCGATATAGCAGCCGATCGGATTCACATAGGTGATCCGAGGCATACCAGCCTCATAGTCCGGTTCCACCTTGATCGGCTGGAAACCATACGACAAATACCAGTCGGCACCCGTGTACTGCTGGGATTCCACATCAGAGTGCTGCACATAGTGATTCGCAATCTGGGTGCGAATATCCGCCTTCCGCTTCTCCCGTTCGGAAGTCGTGTTAGCGGGAGCCTGACAGGAGATCGTCGGCAGAGGTGCCAGAACCTCGGAAGTGTCCTTAGCGGACACGTCGATCAAGTTGGCGACCATAGCATGGTCGAAACCCTCAGGGAACAAGTCGCTACCGATAGCGGACAGATCGCCCCGACGGACAGCATACACATCGCCCATACGCGCATCGCGGGCAGCATAACGGGTTTTCAAAGACAAAACCCGCTTGTCCACCTGTTCGATAGAAAGAGCCATAACCGTCCTACTGGTAGATACCGTACTGTTCCATGAAAATCTCGTCCAAATTCACAACCTGCCGATTCGCGTCAGCCCGGCGCGAAGTCCAACGGGATCCCGCATGGAAAGTCTTCACCTGATTCGCCAGAATCAGCTCTCTAGCGCGAATCTCGCAAAACCAGAGAGCCATCACCAAGTCGGTCGGGCCTTTAGTGTCCGCCTTCCAAGTGATCAACTGGTTGATCAAAGCCTTCAAATGCTCGTTGCCCAAATGGTCGGGCAAAGATAAAAGATTATCCCCCTGATGTTTCCCGTCCCGCAACGTCCCAAACAGACTGGACATGGCTGCCACACCGAACGCGGTATCCCACTTGTTCTTACCTGTGAAATGCTGGCGCAAAGCAACACCCCTGGATGCGAGCCACTGGTTCAGCTCGGTATCCAAAGCATATGCTTTCTGGTGGGCGTTGATCTCGATCCGCAACTCCATCGGACGATAGCGGTCAACCCAGTCTTCCATCAAAGCACGGATCTTCTGGGGAGTCGGATCCGACATGTTGTAGGCATCCAACACCAGACGCTCACCAGTGTTCCGCTCGACCGCGTACATGACGGCAGCAGTCTTCCCGGTCATAGCCGGATCCAAACCCATCAAAGTGACCCATTGGCCGCCTTTAGGGTGGCCTGCCGTACCGTGGTTGATCGGCCCTGGTTTACGCATCCTGTTCACAGACGAGTGGACACAAGCAGGCGGGAACACCGCGTCCTCTTCCACATCCTGCTGCTGGTAGACCAACGCCCAAGTGGAGGCTGAAACCTCTGAACGGCGGGAGAACAAAGCCGGGCCATCCCATTTAGGGTATTCGCCGTTCTCGTCCGGTTCGTCATCGGAACCGTCCCAAGGCCGATCCGATTTAGGCCACAAAGTCACCCAATCCTCAGGATCGTCAGCGAACTCCAACACGGCAGGCATCGACAGCTGGGTGAACGGAGACCTGCCGCCAGACCAGTTGTCAGGCTCCATCAAAGCCTTGTACAAATCCATAGAGGCGACACGGGTACCGGCGATCACCAGCACCCCAGTCTTGCCTAGACGGGTCACAACCATCTTCTGCAGCCAATCCAGCTGCTTCTCCCACTCGTGGGCGTTCGACGTGCCCACAATATCGTCCAAGATGATCAAATCGAGGCGGGCACCGTAAATCTGCTGGCCGACACCCAAAGCTTGGACAGTCGGATCCTTCTCACCTGAAGTGCGTTGCAGGTAAATCTGGTCTTGCGTCCACTGGTCGGAAGTAGCCTTCCAGCCTTCAGGAGGCCCGTAGGCTTGCTGCATCCGAAGCCAAGGTTCCTCAGTCAAACGCTGTTTGATCGAGTAAAGGAACTCTTTAGCCCTTTTCTGCGTTTGGGAGATGACCGCCACCCGGACGTTCGGATCCATACAAATCCTGTACACAGGATAGCCGACTGTCAACACAGTCGATTTCGCATGCTCGGGCGGGACGGTCACCAGGAGCCGTTTCGGGTTCGCCACCTGATAGGTCATAGAGTCATGGAGGAAAGAAGGCTCCCGGCCTTCCAACACATCCACCCACGTCTGATGGTGGGGGAACACGCGGCTGTTCAAAAACTCTTTCGAGAAGGTAGCGTAGTCGATCTTGTGGCGATCCAACCCGATCAGGGATTCCAGCTCGGCAGCCCCCTGGCGGCCAGCCTCCTCCACTTGGGCGGCGAACACAGGATCCCTCAGCCAAACCTTCTGGGTCGCCTCGTTGCGGCCCACAGCCCCCATAGCGGAACGGATATCGACCCCGGTGCGGAGAAGATGCAAAACCTTCTCTTTATCCTCACGCATGGCTTTAACCTTGTGGTGTTCCACACCACCTCTAGCAGCCATAACGCTCCAAACAAAAACCTATAAACAGACGAAATAAAACTCTTTAAAACCACGAGGCGAAAAGCCGAGTGCCGGATATATATAATTACAATAATAGATATTCTAAAAACAATTATATATATTCATATAAGCAGCCGCCGCAAGCGGCTGCAATATACAACTACTATTCATATACGCGGCAGCCGCAAAGCTGCCGCTAAATAAAAACCCTCTATAATATATAACCCTAAAAAACTATACCCACTAACACAAAATCCAAAAACTTAACCAAACCGAAACATAAAAACATAACAAAACAGGACAAACACATACATAACCCCGCACCAGAAATAACCCACAAAAATTTAGATGGGAGTAATACTCATACCCCCCGGTCTCGCGTTTAAGCATCGGGGGGTCATATTTCCTACCTTCCAGGTAGGGATTATATGGTAAGGATATCCTAACTAAATGGGGAGCAAGAAAGCTCCCCGATCTTTGACAGTCTGTAAACAACTATTCCCCAACATGTTTAATAACCAGCAAACTAAACAATAGAACATGTTATCCACAGAATATCCACAAGATGTGCATAACAATAATAGTTATCCACAAGAGCCAGAATGGCGACAGTCTGCTAATGGGTTTTACACGGGTTGTGGATTGTTGTTTGACGGGTTGTAAATATGTGTATGTCTTTACATTAGGTGTTTGTGGGGGTTTGTTTGTTTGTTAGGTGTTTGTGTGTTTGTCGATGTTTGGCCGGTTGTCTAGGTGTCTTGATGTTTGGGTATGGGATACCCTGGCGGGTATGGGTTGTGGATACCCCTAGGGGTATTTGTTACTGGCGGGTAGAAATTGGTTGTTCCGTTTCTGGCGTTTCTCGTTTACCCTCTTCTCATGCGGCCCGCAGGCCCGCCCCTCATTACGGGTGGAGTACCTAACGGCCCCGCTTGTACCTTCTCAATTCAATAGTGGAAAGCTCCCCTTCAAGGTGGCCCACAGCCCGACCGCTTGGCGTGTCTGTGGGTTGCCTTGGCTCCACTGGCATTCGGCCGGCGGGGATCAGTTAGGGAGATAGCAAATGGATGATCTAACGACGACGACAGAGGCGGCCATTGACGTGGCCGCCGATGCTCTGCGCAATGCCGCTTGGGATCTACAGAGAGAGGCGGCCAATTGGCAACGCATGCTCGACGAGAACGCCGAAACGATGGACTACGCGAACAACCGCGAGAACGCGGTTAGGCGTGTCGAGTATCTATTGAAGGCTGCTTGCTTGCTCGATGATGCGCGGCGGTTCATGACGGCATAGTGGCTGACGGTTGGGCAGGGAACCTAGGTTCCCTGCCTTTCCGCCTGCAACTAGGCAGGGATCGAGTAGGGAGAGGAAATATCATGAGCAAACATGCTCCCGCTACCGTAGAGCATGCGGCGGAGATTAAACTGCGCGTTGTGTTTCACGCTGGCGCGGATTTGACTGCGGATCAGGTGAGAGCGGCGGCGGTAGACGTTATCGTTTATGCGCTCGACTGCGGCGGCGACATGGACAGAGAGTTTTTTGACGCTGTGGAGGTCGAGCTGATCTAGTGGTGAACGGTTTGCCTAGGGCAATTGCGCTAGGCTTTCCGCCTATCACTAGGGTAGGAAGATATGGAGGAAACATGCTAGAAAGCGGCGAGACACTAGACATTATCTGGCGGATCTTGGATCAGGCTCGCGCGGCATCGGCCGGCGGGAATTGCGAGTCTGACGAAGACACACTGTGGCGAATCGACTATGCGCTCAACGAATGGCGGCACAGTCCCGATGCGGGACTATTGGGGATCACTTGCGGCGATTGCGGACGGCTGTGCCGTGCGCATGACGGCTCTTCGGGTTGCGTGACAGTGTTCGGGCCAGAAGGTGCCGCATGGTGCTATGAGTGCGCGAGGGTCAACGGCAGAATGAGGGATAACGTCTAGTGGTTGAGCATGGCTTAGCGGCGAAAGTCGCTAAGCCGTGTCCTGTAACTAGGCAGGAACAACTAAGGGAGAATAAACAAATGAAATTCGAAATTTCTAGTGACGGCTTGACGGCTTTGGCAAGTGTTGGCGCATGCGCCAGCACTCAAGACAACCTAGCGCACCTGACTGGCGTTTATATCGTCGCGGATCATTCCGGCATTGAGTCGGCCGCAACGGATCGGTTTAGACTGGCCGTTATTCGATTCTTTGACGGCGCTAACGGATTAAAGGTGCTTAGTGAGGGTTCGGTATTGATCCCCGCAAAGGAGCTGCAACGTGTCGCCAAGGCTCACAGCAAGGCACGCGGGCTAACTGTCACAGTGTCGGAAGATGGGGAATTTTTGACGGTCGCGGATAGGGAGAATTCGACAACTATTCGCACACTTAAAGGGTTTAGTTTCCCTGACCGGTATCGGGATCTATTGCCTGCCTATGGGCCAGAGGGGAACCCCGAGCCATGCGGCACGGCTAAATTAAACGTTGAGTATCTAGCGACCTTGGCTAAACTCAAGCCTTGGCTCGGGTTGCTCAAGCCGTCGGGTGATGCCTCTAATCATTGGCGGGTATTCCCTGGCAAGTCCGGCAAGCCGTGGCTCTACACTTGGGAATATGCAGGCGTTAGCGCGGAATTTCTGCTGATGCCTATTCGGAACAATTAAACGGTTGTCTGACGGTTGGCTAGGTGCGGATTCGCACCTAGCTTTCCGCCCGCTAACCGTTGCGGGATTAGATCAAGGGAGAAATTTAGAAATGCGCTCTATATATGTTGAACAGCGAAATTGGTTTGATAAAGCGGCCGGAAATTCGTATTTCTCGGCGCGTGTGTTTGTTGATGGTAAGTGCGTGGCCGTTCTGCCGATGCAATACGGCTACGGCGATGCGGCAAGTTATGCAGCGTTAGTAGCTTTGAAAGAGGCCGGAATCACTCCCGCCGAATTCGAAGATCGTCGGCCGCTTTGGCAGTTGCGCGATTTTGGGTTTACCGTTCATACGGCTCCGCAAGTGTGGGGGCCGAAGAAACTGTGCAAAGAGTACGGAGAGGGGAACATCTAGCATGTTCGAATTTATGCTTGCCGCCGCTAGTGTCATTCTTTCCTTCGGGGTCGGATTCAAACTAGGAGCTAACGAGCAACGCCGCATTGATCTACGGCTAGTACACACTAGGCGCGAGGGTCATGCGGGCCGGCCGACTATTCACCTTTAGATAGGCGGATATTCGCCCACGAGGGTTAATCCTCGTGGGCGTTTACCCGTAGATCACGGGATCAAATATTAGGGAGAAATAACCAATGGAAACATGGAAAGATTTAGGCAGCGGGTATTCCGCGCAATTCCATATTGTCGACGGGTTCACGCTCTATGGGCCGGTGGAGCCTACTAAACGGTTTATCGGTTACACACTTGAAGAGGCTTTAACCTTCTGGCGGGCCAAACTGGCCGAGTGTGGATCCTGCGGGCTTGAATGGTGCGCCGAGTGCGATCCCGCGCCGAGCGCGCTGTGTCCCGCATGCAATGGGCGCGGCTATGCAATGGCTTGCACTGGCGACCATGAGGGAAGGATCTAGACATGCAGCTCGATCCTGAGGAGCGCACACGGCTTTATACGATGCTCCACGCTAAAGCGCAACCTATACAGGCTAACCCCTGGCAGTGCGACTGCGGGTGCGTCATTCTCGATGGATGCGACGGGTTCACAATCTATTTAGAACGGTTTACAGCGCCGATTAAATACGGCACCTACAATCCGGCCCACTCGTGCGAATGCCACGAGATAGACTCGCACGAATAACTGATTCCACCTAGGCAAGTGGCTAAACTGCCTACCGAAACTTTTACATATTGTCAAACATAAATCAACATAAATAAACATTCGCGGATTTGGCGGATTCCGCGCCGCACAGAAACTCTAGGTTTCTGGAATTGTGGTGGCGGATCCAATAGGATCGCGGATCTAACCTTCTAATCCGAAAGGAAACTATTATGGAAAACTGGTATGACGAAACCCCCTGTCGGGGTTTGGAATTTGTATTCGACATGGATCCGGACATCACCCGTAAAGTCGATGCGAACACTAAACATCTTATGGCTATGGCTATCGAAGTGTGCGAGTCGTGCCCGGTGCGGGCCGAGTGTTTGGCGGATGCGTTGCAATACCGCGAGCAAGAGGGGATTCGGGCGGGTTTGACTCCGCGCCAGCGTATGAAGCTCGTCTCCCCGTCTGTGTTGTCATGGTCGGATCGACAGGCGAAGATCCTGTCTGAGCGGCTTCGGTTGAAGAATGAGAAAGACAACCAGCATGGCCTTAATTCGCCTTCCTGGCGACGTGGATGCGATTGCGCTATCTGTCGGTACACATCGACTGCCGAGCAGGAGATCGCGGCCAGAGAGGCCCTTAACGAGCGTTCTAGAAGGTCTCGTGCGAAGTAGGAAGGCCGAGTTGGCGGATTTGGTCGGATTGCTTGAATCCGAACACGACTCGGTGGAGGATTTAGCCGAAAAAGTCTGGCTTCTGATCGACAGTCAAAGATCGAGCCGCGACATGTTCCTGGTAGCCGTGAATCATGGTGGCGGATTGGTCATCGTCTACGGCTTGTATGTGACTGAGAATGCTGCTAAAAAGGATTTGGAGAAGTTCCGGTCTACGACCGGAAACGAGCGGGCATATGTGTTGCGGCTGGCGGATCCAGCCTCAATGTTCGATATTGAAGACTCTGAAAGATTTCTTTAAATGTCGTCGCTTTACGCCCATCGCTCCGACAGCGGAGCATTCTAATTAAATAAATATATACAGCGCAAACCGAAAAGTTTTCGGCGTGTCGCGACCTTCCGGCAGGACTGTGTGCTACTGTCGGAATATGGATCGGCCTTCTCCCTGGCTGATCCAACTAGGAGGGGGCTGGTGATCTCCGTTATCTCCCTGACGATGCTGATCCCAGCCTCCTCCGCCCAAAAGTTTCTCAACAACGAGAATAAGTGAAGAAAGGAAACCATTATGGCTAAAGCTCTGGCTATCCCGGCTTTTGGCGACCCGTATGTGGTCGAATGGGATCGCAGCGGGCCGGACGACGGCTATCGGGAGCTGATCTCCCACATCAACAGCACCATTGAAGGTCTGGCGGACTGCTACACGTTCCAAGAGGATTTCTCCTGGCTGCCTGACGAGAAGCCTTTCACTTTCCAAGTGTGGGCGAAGGACAATCCTAAAACCGACGATATCCGCAACGAGTGGGCATCATCGAAATACGCGGTTCCCGTCTACGGGCAAGTGCTGGTCACCGGCCTAGTCGGTATTGAGGCTGTCAGTCTCGATTGGGATGTTATCAACTACTATGCGGCGGAAGCCGACAGCATGAACGACGGCGAGACGAAACTGTCATGGCTGTTGTAGTAGACGGTTGGGAGCTGCCCGACCATGTTTCGTATAGTTCGCTGACAACCTATCTGGATTGCGGTTGGATGTATGTTCTGACTCGTGGCGCGAAGGTCGCTGAACGGCCTTCATGTTGGCTTACCGGCGGTTCAGCAGTCCATGAGGCTACCGAACAGTTGGATCGTGAATGGTGGGAGGAAAGCAAGAATGCCTGAAGAATTCATCTCGGATCCTGTCGGTATGGATCTGGTGGAAGTCGATTTCGCTGGCGAGAAGTTCGTGATCGCCGGCAACGGCATGTTCGTCACAATGCCGCTAGAACTTTGGGAGAAGGTGTATGTCGCAGCTAGTATCGGATCTGTTCAAACAGAAGTGGAATGAGCAGTTCAAAAAGAATGTAACCGATAAAGGTTTCACCGCAGCCGACGTTCGGGCTGGCGGTCGGGCCACTAAGGCTTATCCGAATAAAGAGGATGAATCCTGGTGGATGGATAACGGGCCGCAGTTTGTGCAATCATGGCTCCAGTTCCGTTCCGAGTCCGGTTGGCATATCGCTATGATCAACAACACGCCTGCTATCGAGATCGGTTTGACCCCGCTGTTCGCTGGTGTTCCTGTCCAAATGCATATCGACCGTGTGATGTACATGCCAGGGGAACCTGGAGAGCCTGACGGCCCGAACAATTACGCTATCATCGACTTGAAGACTGGTTCGCAACCTCCGAAATCCGATTTGCAGCTGGCTTTCTACGCTGCCGGTATGGAGAAAGTGTTGGGTTTTCGTCCCCGTTGGGGCGGCTATTGGATGGCTCGCACAGGACAACTCGGTTTCCTAGCGGATCTAGATCAGTATCCTTTGGAGATGATTGAGGATTTGATCGACCAGTTTAAGAAGGCTAGGGACAGCAAAGTGTTCCTGCCGAATATGGGGCATTGCTATATGTGCAGTGTGTCAGAGTTTTGCAAGTACCGTAATCCGGAGAAAGGAAGTTGGAAGAAGTGAGTACTACTGAAGCACCATTCTCGTTTACCACTAAGGTGAATGGGGATCTGCTGACTGTGCGAGGAGAGGATTATGCGGCGTTTGTCGCTAATCTCGGTTTCCTTGTGAATGTTCCGCAGATCGCTAGTCTGGTGGATGTTCTGTCGGGGACTGCGACTGTCCCGTTTGAAGTGGAGCAGGAGGCTATCGCCACGATTGCCGCTGCCGCTGGTGGGGCTACTGTGATTTCGGCTCCCGCTGTGATCAACCAGCCTGTCCAGCCACAGACATTCGCGCCTGTCGCCCCGCCTGTGCAGCAGACTGCACCGCAAGGACAGACTCCTGCTTGCCAGCATGGCCCGATGAAGCTGGTTCCCGGTGGGATCAGCAAGAAGACAGGTAAGCCGTACAACGCGTTTTGGGCTTGCCAATGGCCAACTCGCGAGGAGCAGTGCCGAGCAGTCTCGGTGCCGTAAACCTTGCTCATTCTCCTGGGTATGAGGATAAACTGCCCACTCAAACATATTCTAGGGAGAATTATGAGGAATCTTTCTAAAGCCGTCGGCAAACCAGACTTAGGCGGCGAATCGCTACCAGTAGTGTTCAAGACTTTGGACGACAGCGGTGTCTCTATCCGTCGTAGCGAGTTGACTATGGTCGCCGGTGTTCCTGGGGCGGGTAAATCCACGATCGCTTTGGCTATCGCCCTACGGGCAGCAGTTCCGACACTCTATATTTGCGCTGACACTAACGCGCACACGATGGCTATGCGCTTGTATTCGATGATTACCGGCCAGTCCCAAAGGGATTCGGAGCGGATCCTGTTGGAGCAGCCGCATATGGCGCGGGAGGCTTTGAATATGGCCCGCCACATTTTCTGGTCGTTCGACTCGGCACCCACATTGAACGATATCTATGACGAAGTGTTCGCTTTCACCGAAGTATGGGGCGATAGCCCCCACCTGATTGTGGTGGACAATCTAATGGATGTGACTTTGGATTCAGGCGAGGAGTTTGCCGCTATGCGGACGATCATGAAAGAGTTCAAGTTCATGTCCCGTGACACTAACGCCTCTATCATGGTGTTGCACCACACTTCGGAAGCGTATAGCGGGGATCCGTGTCCCCCGTTGCGGGCTGTCCAAGGGAAAGTGAACCAACTACCCGCTTTGATTATGACAGTCGGCCAGCAAGGCGGCCTGCTCGGTGTCGCCTCAGTCAAGAACCGGTACGGTCGGGCAGACTCGTCCGGCATGTCTCCGATATTCTTGCAGTTTAATCCCGAATACATGTATATTGCCGATATAGATCACAGATAGGAGCTGATGATGGCATGGTCGAAAAGGATGCGCGGGATTGCGACCGCGATGGTCACTGTGTTTTTTATTGGAACGCAGATTTCAAATGTTCAAGATGCGGGGCAGACCACTCCGACAAATACGGTAGAAACCCCGAAACCGGCAGAGTCGTCGGTAAGAAACAAGCTGGAGGGAAAGTTCGGGGCAAGCAGGTCGAGAGTGAAGCGTAGGCAGATCGTCAAACAGTATGCCTACTGGTATGCGGTGGAGCATTTGGGTTTGTCGCCAGAGGAATTCTGGATGGTTCACGAGATTTGGGAGCGGGAATCCCATTGGAATTGGGATGCTTTAGGGTTGAAGCAGTCTGATGGCAGGGCTAAAGGGATTCCGCAAGTGAAATGGTCTAAGATGATCAAGTCCCCGTTCCGGCAGGTGGAGAAGGGTTTCGACTATATTCTCGCCAGGTATGGTACGGTTGAGGCTGCCTACAAGTTTCATATGAAGAATGGATGGTATTGAGATGAAGTTGAATTTGGAGCCGTTGAAGGAGACTTTAGTCGAATACTATGAGAAGACGACTGGTAATCCTGAATATGCTTTGGTTTACGCTTTTATCGTCGGATATCTGCACGGCCATTTGGAGGGCGGCAGTACTGTAGATCAGATTGCCGAGGATCTTCCTCATGTTGTGGAAGAAGTTTCAGGCTGGTATTCGGAATGATCTGGCTGTCTATCGCTGTCCTGTTCGGACTGGCTGTGTTCCTAGCTTGGGCGACGAAATGATCTTCGGCTGGTGCGCCACCGGGCATCACAATATTTGTCGCGCTAGGTTTATAGATTGGAATGGGAAAGAGCAATATTGTTCTTGCGAATGCCATAAGGAGGCATTGTGAGTTGTATGTGTAATGGTTGCGCGAAGGCCCGTGACGCGGGCTATCGGGTTGGTGTGGATGTTTCTAATAAGAAGTTTGATGATCTAGCTAGGGATATCATCAAGTTTGCGGAAGGATTGTATATCACCGGTACAGGGAACAGGATATCTCCTCCGATGGATGGTGTTGTTTCCCAAGTGGGTAAACGGGAGTTGATGATTTTCAATGCGCTTGCCCAGATTTTGGAGAAGCATGGTTTGGCCGAGAAGGTGGAGAAGTGAACCACGAACCTGAATGTCCATACAACGATGCGTCGCTAGTCCCGACGCGCACCTTCTTCGGTGACGTGGAGGTTTCTGTGGGCTGCACTTTCTGTGGAGTCATCCGTGCCGCCTACCAGCGTGGTCGTGAGGACGCAGCAAAGGCGGTTGAAAGCGTAAAGGACTACCACGGCGGGAGCGGCGTGCTGGTCAATCGCAACTTCGCTGCCGCAGCTGCCCGTGGGGACGGTGAGCAGGCATGAGGGCGCATGAGCCTGAATGCGATGCCATGCATGGGCACAATGAAGACAGGCTGAGAACTGGTGCGTGCATCTTCTGCCACGTGTCACGGCTTGCCTACCGGCGTGGCCGTGAGGATGCTAACGCCACTCTAGCGCGCATCCGCGACCTGCACGCAGAGGTTGTGCGCGAAACCGACACGGTGGAAGGTTATTTAACGAAAATCTGTGGGTACTGCGACGATTCCTATCCGTGCGACACCATCCGCGCCTTGAATGGTGAGCGGAAGTGCAAGCACGGTTCGCACACCTGCGGTTGCGGTGAGCAGGCATGACCCACGAACCTGAGTGTCCGAATCAAGGATTTTCCTTAGCCCAATGCCTTGCCTGTGACGCTTTGCGTGCCGCCTACCAGCGTGGTCGTAAGGACGCGGCAATCGCAGTTGGTAGTAATAATGTGCAGGACTTGGCTGAAAGCGGTGAGGGCATCATCGTGCAAGTCTCTATTGGCAAAAACCAGCGAAATGTATATGTCAACTGGGAGAAAGCAATCTCGCTGGCCCGTGGGGATGGTGAGCAGGTATGAGCCAAATAGACGGAAAAGAAATTGAAGTTTGCCCAGCCTGCCGGGCTATCTATTTTGAGGTCGATTGGATGACCCATCGCGCCTGGCATGAAGGCGAGAAGGATCCAGCGAAGAACCGGGCTAGTCGCTGGTTTATCCGCGCTAAAGAAGCTGAAACATCCAATGATCGTGTTCGCAACCTACATCGTGAAGTTATCTCAGAATCACCTTTAGACAAGGGACGCTGGATATGCGCCCACTGTCATGAATGGTATCCCTGCGAAACAATCCAAGCGTTAGACGGAAAACAGATATGAGTACTCCAAGTAAACGAAAAGGTTCCGCCTTTGAACTAGCAATCGCTAAATATCTAGTCGAGCAAGGCTGGAAACATGCCGAACGGCGCATCGCCGGATCCACAATAGATAAAGGCGATATCTATGGGATCATCGGTTGCGTTATCGAAGCGAAAAACGAGAAGCGTATAGATTTGGCAGGCTACATGAAAGAGCTGGAGGTTGAATGTGCGAATGCGAAAGCCACGACTGGTGCCGCGATTGTGAAGAAGCGTGGCACCACCAATGTGGGGGAAGCCTATGCGGTGATGCCAGTGAGAATGTGGGTTGATTTGATGAAACAGGCAGGATACTGATGAGCTATGTTTATGATGTCACTTTGGTGATACCTTATACTACCGCCGAAAATGTGGAAATACTCAAAACCAATGAAGACTATCTACTTCGGGAATTAGACTCTCGCCAAGCAGGTGGAACTAAAATCTATGGTTCTACTGTTTTGGCTGCCGGAGTCAACTATTTGCAGATAGATCCATTTCGTAGATGGCTAGAGTTGATGGCGCATGAACTATGGCTCACGATTCATTGTGTTGTCACTAATGAGGATGGTGGCTGGTATATTTTCACTTATGCTCCAAGTGGAATGGCTAGTTTTGCACAGGGCGAGGCAGAATACTGATGTTTCATGACTTACCCGCACAGACTTTCGATGTGATACTCACAGATCCCCCATGGAGCTATACCGGACAGCAAGACAAATGGGGTGCGGCAGCTAAATTCTATGAGACAATACCAGACTTCGATCTCGGACACATGCCTATCCGTAATCTATTGAATGAGAGATCGGTGCTGTTTATGTGGGCTACTTGCCCGCGACTAGATTTCGCTATCGACCTGATGCGAGATTGGGGACTCTATTATAGGGGTGTCGCATTTATCTGGGTTAAAACTAAGACTGACGGAATCACTCCGGTTGGAGCGCAAGGTGTTCGGCCTAGCACGGTAAAACCGACTACAGAACTTGTTCTAGTCGGGTCTACCGTAAAATCCGGCAGACCGCTGCCGCTGGCAGACGAGTCGATTAGGCAAGTTGTTTTAGCTCCGAGGCAGGAACATTCACGCAAGCCAGATGAAGTGATGGAACGGATAGAAGCCATGTATCCGACAGCCAGCAAACTAGAGATGTTTGCCCGTCGGAAACGAGAAGGATGGTTTTCGTGGGGAAATGAGATAGATAATGCCTAACTACCAGTATGCTTGCGTATCCTGCGATAAAGAAGAAACAATCAACAGACCATTAGAATTACGCGACACACACACAACCTGCCCCATCTGCGGATACGGCATGGTTAGAGTATGGTCACCACCGGGAATCCAGTTTAAAGGATCTGGTTTCTACAGCACAGACAAGGGAGGAATATGAGATTCGCGTATGCAGATCCACCATACCTGGGGATGGGGAAAAAGTATGCCCAACTGCACGAAGAAGCGTTGATTTGGGATGACCCAAAATCCCATCAAGATTTGGTTACTCGGCTATGTGACGAGTATCCAGATGGCTGGGCCATCTCATTGAGTGCGCCTTCGCTCAAAACATATTTGGCAGCCTGCCCAGATGATGTCCGTATAGCGGCATGGACAAAGACCTTCCACCAAATCCGAGTAAATGTAGCAATCCAATATGCTTGGGAGCCGGTAATCTGGAGGGGGGGGGCGCAAAGACACTCCAGTCAAGCCGATGGTACGCGACTGGCATAGTGGTGCGATAGCTATGCGTAAGGGACTTTTCGGGGCAAAGCCACAACATTTCAATAACTACATTCTAGATTTGCTTCAGTTTAATCCAGAGACAGATACTTTAGATGACTTATTCCCAGGCACTGGCGGGATGTCGGAAGCCATCGAAAAATACGGGAAGAAAGTGGAATTATGAACTTTTATGAATGGCAGCAATACGGCATAGACAAAGGTTGGATCAGTCCCCAATACTGCATGACACACGACGGAGGATACGAGTATCTTTCAGTTGAAGATCAACAGGAAATGGATGAAGGCGGAGACCCGTGCCAAGTAGTCCACTCCATACTATTTGAAATACCGTGGTTCGATAGGGAGAATCTGGATGCGGAAACATCCGATAGCCCCAATCCTTGAACACTATGGGGCACAAACCTTAGACGACACTCGCACAGGATGGGTGAAATCTAAATGCCCATTTCACGGGGACAGCCACGCTTCAGCGGCTGTCTCATTCGAATCAGACTATTTCAAATGTTTCGCTTGCGACATGGCAGGCGACACTTACGAGATCATCATGAAGAAAGAAGGCATAGGCTTTGTTGAAGCTCTCGCCTACGCAGAAAGCATTGTTGGAAGCAGCAGCAGACCGCTATCAGAACCATATCGGGGAGGCGAAAGACTACCTTCAGGGGCGAGGATTGTGGGGAAGTCCCGCAAATATGTACCGCCTAGGCGTAGTCGTAGATCCGTTTCCGGGGCATGAGCAGTATGCGGGAAGGTTGGCAATCCCCTATATCTCGGCTACCGGTGTGGTTGATATCAGGTTCAGGTCTCTAGACGGTTCGGAACCGAAATATCTAGGACTGCCAGGGTCGGCTACCCGCATGTTCTCAGTCACTTCCGTCCTGCAAGGCACCGACCATATTGCTGTCTGCGAAGGAGAGTTGGACACGATCACTTTGAACAGTATCGGGATTCCAGCTGTCGGGATTCCCGGTGTGTCCAACTGGAAACCGCATTTCGTGAAGATCCTACAGGATTTCGACAGGGTGTTCGTGTTCGCTGACGGGGACAAGCCGGGTCAAGATTTCGCTAAGAGGCTTGCCCACGAGTTGAGGAATGTGTCGATCATCCAAATGGATGAGGGGGAGGATGTGAATTCTACATTTTGCAAACATGGCTCTGACAGGCTATTGTCCGTTTTGGGGTTGCATCCCGAACCTGAGTTCGATGATGACATTCCGCCGTTCTAGGAAAAGGTATGAGAAGCGATGAAGTTGAGAAGGTGCTTGAATGGCTGAGAAGCGGAGGGTTTCAAATCCTGAACGCAACACTTTCGGGGGACGGATTGGAAGTCCTGATCCGAACCCCGGTGGTAAGGATGTGACCTATATGGTTGTGGACAAGGCGGAGAATATTCCTTTCCGTGAAAATGTGTCTGCTTTGTTTGACGAGCTGGAGAGTCTGCTGGTCAGGAAGCACCGTGACTATGGGCCGACTAACATCTCGGCTTCCCCTGGTGGGGCTATGAACGGTTTGCGTGTACGTATGCACGACAAGTTGGCTCGTTTGAACAATCTGGTGGATACTGGACGTGAGCCTAGCAACGAGTCGTTGCGGGATACTCTATTGGATTTGGCCAACTATGCCGCTATCGGTGTGCTGGTTTTGGATGGGAAGTGGCCTAAGTGAAGAAGGTTGTAGTCCTGTCGGATATTCAAGCACCGTTGCATGACGCTAAAGCGGTTGCCGCTGTCCAGCGGTTTGTCGCCGGATACGAGCCTGACGAGTTGTATTGCGTCGGGGACGAAGCTGATATGACTGAGCCTGCCCGCTGGTCTAAAGGCACTTTCACCGAGTATGCGGGAACATTCCAGAAAGGTATCGATGCTGCTAGGAATGTGATGCTCGGGTTTCGGGAAGCATTGGGCGACAAGCCTTTTCACACTATGAGGAGCAATCATGGCGACAGGCTACAGCATTACATCTCTAAATACGCTCCTGCGCTTAGCTCGATCAGAAGCCTTGAATATGAGGTTCTACTTGGATACCGCGAGGCGGGAATACAGTATCATGATCGAATCTGGTCGTTCGCCCCAGGATGGGCTTTGGCTCACGGAGACGAGTCAAGCCTTGTTCGGACTGCGGGAGGAACTGCGTTGTCTCTTGCGAGACGCGTCGGACTTTCTATCGTCTGCGGACATACACATCGAGCAGGAATCCAGCATGAGAACACAGGTGTCAACGGCAAGTTGACTGGCAGCCTCCACGGGGTGGAGGTGGGCAACCTGATGGATTTGTCGAAGGCAGGCTATCTCCGCACTGGTGGAGCCAACTGGCAGCAGGCTTTCGGAATCCTATATATCGACAACAACAAAGTGTCGCCTGTCGTTGTGCCGATCCACAACCGCCAGTTCGTGGTCGAAGGCGAGAAATACTCATGGTGAACAGGATGCCGGACGAGTGGGTGGATCGTTTCGCCAAGATTGTCCGCAAGACTTCCAACGAGTACTACCGCAAATACAGGACTATTGTGGAGCGGGAGGATGTGGAGCAGGAGTGCTGGCTGTGGTTTGCCAGCCATGTGAACAAAGTCCACTCTTGGTACAGCGAGCATGAGGACGATCCGAAAGCCGTGGAGAGGCTCGTGTGGCGTTCCCTTAGGAACGCGTCGCATGACTACTGTCATCGACAGCATTTGAAGCAGACTGGTGGGAGACCGGAGGATGTGTTCTGGTATGACCATGCTCTAGTAAAGATCCTGCTACCTGGTGCTATGGCCGACGATTGGGGGCCGGTGCAGGAGTTGAGTCCTGAGAGGTTTGCCGCTAAGGATCCTGCGGAGCGCGGGGATTGGATGGCTATGGCTGCCGATATCAAACGTGCTTTCTACTCGCTGGGCGAAGAGGATCAGAAGCTTGTGTGGCTTGTCTATGTGGAGGATGGCGGCTCGTCTGCCGCGAATAACGGCACTTCGTCTAATGCTGTCGCTATGCGGGCGCATCGTGCTGTGAAGAAGATGGTTGAGTTTCTCGGTGGGACTAAACCGTGGTTTGATCCTGAGATCGAGTTGGAGGAAGTTGAGAATGTTGAAGAAGTTTAGGTTTGTCTGGGATTGCGAATGGTGCGATATCAAACATGATGGCGAGCATATTCTGTCGGCCTACAGTTTGGAGTCGGCTGTGGAGCTTTTCGAGGAATGGTATTTCGGGCCGGACAAGGGTGGCGAGGCTCCAGCTAATCTTCGTGTCTACAGTTGGGATGTGGATTACAAGGCTTGGCGTTTGACTGGCAAGTCGTATGATTCGGATGATTCAGAGGTTGAGGGTGGGAACAAGGATTTGAGGATTCTCGCTTCTCGTTATGTTCTGGATTTGAAGGTTGCGAACTACAATGGTTCTGGGGATATCTACAATCTGGTGCAGTGGTTTCTGGTGCCGGACGATGCTGATGTGCAGGTTAAACCTGAACGTGACAAAGATGGCACTTTGTCAGCATATGTCCGTTTTGAATACTATTCTGATAATGGTCCCGTAAAACGCTCTATATAGCCCTATAAAGCGAAGTAGCCCCCTCCTAGGCAAAGATACCTAGAAGGGGGCGTTCGTCGTTCAGAGATGCCTCTATGGGCGTTTAAAAGGCATCCTAGCCTTCATCGACCTCTACAGCCGCATCTTCCAAACCAAGCGTGTCAGCCACCTTGTCAGTAGGCTTCGCAAACCCGAAAAACCCAGCGACCAAAGCCGACATGACCACCTTGAAATCGACAGCGAAATCAGCCGCCTGCCAGCAAGTCAGAAACGCACCGACAGCCAACAACACCCGAACCTGCATCTTCTTATCCATCTACTTCACCCTCTTCAAAACCACAGCATTGCGGGCCTTCGCCGCAACCGTCTTCTTACGGATCACCGGACGACCCGAAACCTGATCGAACTTGACAGCAGGATTAGGACGATACGACGGATCCTTCTCATTGGAAGCCAAACCGTCCTTACCCGCGTCGAACGCGGTCACCTGCCGTTTGGCGATCGGAGCCAAATCAGGACAACCGATAGCGACAGCATGCACATGGGCAGACCACACACCAGGACGAATCCTCCGATGCCAAGCCGCGAACCCTGTGTCCTTCAACGCCTTCAACATCCTGCGGATATCCAAAGCGTCCATCTCCTTCACGGAGAAATCGACCACACCCCCACCATCGTGGGTGCCTGCCGAAGCAGCCACACCGCCTTTGTTGTAGGAGCCTTGCGACACATCGAACTTGAAACCAGCCAGCTTCTCCGCATACTTCACCATAGCGACAGTGCGGTCATCGAACAGATAGCCACGGAACTTTACCTTCATCACATGCCCTTCTCGACCAGCAGCAGATAAATCTCGTCCACCCTGGATTCAAGTTTGTTGATCTTGTCTTTCATACTGGAACCGCTGTTCGGAACCAGTTCGTGCAGATAGTGTTTCACCATCCATTTGATAGCCGTAGCCAAACCTCCGATAATCGACATCACGCCGACCGCGACCGCAACCCACTCGTTCACACCCATTATGAGATCTTCCTGACTGTCACGGTCAGGACACCGCCGAAACCGCTGAACCCTTTGCTTCTAGCGGTTTGACTCCTGAATGAGCATTCCTCGATCAAACCTTGATATGTCTCGCCTGTCCGGAAATCCCTGACAGTCACAATATCGGAAGTCGCCTCCAGCTCCTCAAACCTTCCGATCCGCTGATAGGCGCGTCCAGGGAAACCGATACGGTTGTGGAAAGAATCTTGCTCTGTGTCGAAACACCACAAGTTGTATTGAATGTATCTTTGCCGTTTCACAGCAGGGAGAGCCTTCACCTGATATCCCCACAATGTGGGGCCTTGCGTGTTGTTGCTCGGATCCCTGTTCAAAGTGAAAGTGAACTGGGAGAATTGGATGGCAGGCTGGTTGATAGCCACATCCAGATCGGTGCTGCCAGAGGTGACAGTCAACAGGTTGCTGCCGTCCATGATCACGCCGATAGAGCCGCCGTTGAAGTTCGCTCTCGGTTTGATGTATTTGAAATACTTGTTCTCGATAGTGGCAAACCTGATGCGGCCTGTCGTCAAGAATCCTGTCTCCCGCAGACGGGTCGGACTTTGCATGTAGAAATGCCCGGTGGAGGCGGAGAAAGCCAACTGGTCGGTGTTGCCGATGAAGGCGACACCTGTCGCCTCCTTCTCCACATTCACAGCTTGCAGGTCGTATGCCCAAGGGAAAGCCAAAGTGTCGTATTGGGTTCCCAAGTCGATGCGGACGAGTCCAGCATCGTTACCGATCCTGTCGGTTGCCCACACATATTTGTCGCTGCAAGCGATCCCGTAGACTGGTTGGGAGAACTCGCCTAGGATCGGGCCGTAGGCGATGGAACCGTCCGATTGGGTGGCAGCGATACGGATGCCTTTGCTGGTGCCGATGACGAGATATCCGAGATAGTATCGGATGCTGTAGATCAACTCGCCTCGCGGCATCTCGGCCACAGTGACAGCACCGTCAAGAGCGGCAATAGTTCCAGAAGAACTGACTGTCAGTTTCAAGATGGCTGAACGGTTTCCGCCATAGCCGGAGATATAGATGTTGGATGGGGATTCTGTGATATCCGTCCATACAAAGTTCGGGTCTTTGCTAGTGTATAGGATCTTGTCATAAGTCGTAGTAGAAGCAGTTCCAGGCAGATTTGTTCCTCCAACCTTGGAGGGATCTAACTCGTACACCACATTGTTAATACAGGTGATAAGCCTGCCCTTCACATATTCGATCACGGCAGAAGTAACCGCGACAGCATTATCGTAATACATGGAAGTATTAGCGTCAGCAGAAGTCTTGTCCAGATTCTTAGTGAAAATCTGGCATTTGCCTGTACCATACTGGTTTGTCACCCAAAACGCCCGAGTGCCATCATCGCAGACCGCATAAACGGCTGTGTCCGTGCCGGTGTTGTGGTCGATGAAATGGACGACATTCGAAGACACAGAACCCGCAGGAGACACAGCAGTCAAAGACACATTCGAAGCAGTCTTCGCATACGAGATAGTGTTAGTGGCAACAGCCGTGACTGTGTAAGTCCCGTTGAAAGTGGCATCCACACCAGACACCACAATCTCCATACCGACCGCGATATTGTGCGGAACAGTCGTAGTAATAGTAGCTACATTCGAAGTCAACTGCTTGTAGGAGACAGAGAAAGAACGAGTCGGATAGACTTTATCCACATCCGCCCCGTCCAAAGTCAACACCGCATCCACACCATCCCAACGGATAGAACGCATACGAGTCCTACCAGAACCAGTCACAGTATGGTTTTGATCCACATCAGGCAGCAAAGACACACTACCTGGAGTCCACACATCGACACCCTCCGAAGTGTCGAAACGGAACCTCAGATTCTGGTCTTGAGAAGGCTCATAGAAATCAGCTCCAGCGCCATAGTGGAAAGACGACTGGGAACGCAGCCACCAGCCTGCGAGGGTCTTCTCGCCCGGTTCGCCAGAGTTGTCGTTCTGATCCTTCTGATATGGGGCGGTCTCCCGCCTATACGACAGATCGGGTGTGGAAGCGTCGAAGAAAGTCTCGCTGTCGAACGCGATATCGTATTTGATATTCGTGTTCGTCGCAGTCGGCTTCGCACCTACAGGTACAGATATGTCTACTTGAAACTCTTCAGTGATATCCGATGACATACTAGAATACCATCCAGTAGACAGTATAGGTTCCGCTAGGAGCCGAACCATCAATAGTCCTAAGCCTAATCTGGAAACCAGTTACGTTAACCGAGATTACGGAAGCGTTCATAAGCGAATCGGCGGCAGTGGCAACAACAATGCTAGACGAAGTGGTAGTCGCAGAAGTAACAGTAACAGTTCCCGTACCAGCGTTAACAGTGACGTTAGCCGATCCAGCTTGAATCTGCTTAGTCAGCGAGATAACAGGATTGCCGGAAACACCATCGCCATTGCTTACTGAGATATCTCCACTGCCTGTAATGGTTCTAGCAACACTCGTGCCAGCCCCATTCTTGACAGCGAAACCATTAGACACAGGCTCATCCAACTTGGTGTCGCCTACAGCCTGCACGAAAGCAGTAGTAGCCAGCTGGGTATTGTTAGTTCCAACGGCTGCCGTGTCTGCGGTAGGAGTCCCAGTAAAGGCAGGAGAAGCGATAGGGGCTTTAGCCGACAAGTCGGACACAAGATTGGTGACAGCAGACTGGGCGATCACCATAGAGTTAGACGCGGAGTTGATCGTCTTGTTCGTCAAAATCTGGGAAGCAGTAGTTCCAACAATATCGCCAGTCACACCATGCACACCGCTAGTGGCAACCATGTGATTCTGCGGCTCCTGCAAATCACGGGCAGTCACCATATGCTTCACAAAAGTAGTGGAACCAGCAGTGTGATCAGTCGGAGTAGTACCATCACCACCAGCGACACCACCATAAGTGTTGGTGCCACGCACGATGTTCACAGTATTCGCAGGACTGGAAGCATAACCAGTCACCAGCACAACTTCCTCTTTGCCAGTCACATCAGGTTCGATCACCAGAGTGAATGGGCCAGACGGCGGCAAACCATCCAAATCGCTCAAAGTCATAGTCGTGACAGACGAGTTCATAGTCGTGGCAAGAGTCTTAGGAGTGGCCTTAGACGAATAGTAGCGCATAACTTCGATTCCTAATTAGAATAGTGGAGAGTCACCGGAAGTCTGCCCTGCTGTTTAGCAGACTCCTCCTGCAACCTAGCTTGATACAAGGCATAGACATATTTGGCGGCGCTGATAGCCGAACCGACAGCCATACGTCCAGACTGCACTTCCGCCTCAGGCGAATTATATTGGATCCTGCGAGGATCGATCGTAGCCAGCAGACGGGCCACAGCACCCAACACGACCACATCCTTCACCGACTCCGGCAAACCAGTCGTGTCAGCGAAATCGTCCCCAGCCGACTCCAGAATCGAAGGCTCAGACGTGTACTGCAACTTCACCTTCGCACCAGGATCTATATAAGACAGCAAAGTGACAGTGCTAGTCGAAGGGAAAGCATCAGTGTCGGCTGCGCTATCTAAACGCCAGCCCTTCACCTTCACCCATTCCTTCGACGGGCCGATCGCCTGATAGGCGATAGAGACGATATCCTCCACGATAGAAGGAATAGCGTAAGTGTTCACTGAAGGGGTGTAAGTGAAAGTCGTGCTGCCGACAGCCCGCACCTTCGGGAACACAGACAGAATCGTGTCGTTCAAAGCGGTCACAATGCTCTTGCGAGTGAACGACGGGTTGAACACAACTTTCGTGTTCAACTTGTGGCTGGCACCGCTCGTGCCACGGAAACCGCGACCGAACGGGGCGGGGATAAGAGTATTGGCGGTAGAGTCGAAAGAGTCGATCCAAATCAGCTCGTCGTCGATCTCGATCACACCACGACCAGCAGACTCGGTGGAATACACAGAGAACGGGCTAGTGGACGTAGAAGTCAACTCTGTAGTCAACCAAGTCACAGGATCAGACTGGACACCGTATCCGGCCAAATGGCCGTAAACCTCGTCCACCATCTCGTTCAATGTAGCCACAATCAGCGACCCTTCTTAGCCTTCACAGCCTTCTTGACAGCCTTCTTGGCGGTCTTGCCGCCATACTCCATCTTCCGCTCCTGCTTGCCTTCGCCCTTCTCATGCTTCTTCATAGCAGACCTGGAAGCGTACTTCTCTCCACGCATCGACATAACTACTTGCCTCTCTTAACACCGGAAACACGCTTCAGGCGGGGATTCGCCGCCACAGCCTTCTTGCTTGCCTTACGGGCACCCGCAGCCAGAATGGCTCCAGCCCGCTCCTTGCTGATACCCTGCTTCTTCGCGATCTTGTTCTGGATCGCGGCGAAACCAGGATGCTTCTTCTTCGTCGGCATTTACTTGCCTTTCTTCTTACGGGCCACACCGGCCTGCGACAACGCGATAGCCACAGCCTGTTTGCGGGACTTCACGATCGGAGCCTTCTTCGGCCCCTTCGGATCGACACCGCCATGCAAAGTACCGCGTTTGAACTCGCCCATCACTTTGGCGATCTTCTTCTGGGTTTTAGTCTGCTTCTTCATGCTTGAAACGCGACTCCTGTCTGATTCGACTGCTCCACAGCTGCCCGCACATCGCGGAGTTTAGTGGACTTAGGCTGGATACCTTGGGCGCGGGCTTCCCGATATGCGTTCAACTCGCCATCCCATTTCTTGTTCGTCCAACCGTTTTTGATCAACTTGCCGTTAGCGTCGCCGGTAGCCATCTGGATGCTGCCGACTTTGCAGCCGAAACATCCTTCAACATATTCAGGATGTGTCAGTTCACGATGTAGACTCACCAGTCGCCTCCTCGTCATATTCGATAATCTCACCGGTTTCAACGTTGATAGTTTTAACTCGCATCAGTATTTTCCATAAAGATAGACGTTGCCGCCAGTCCAGGCGACAGATGTGATCACATTCAAATAGGCGATAGCGTTCCCGATCCAAGTGCCATGTACGATTTCTCCTGTGGCTACCGATGCCACATTGAATCTGCCAGTGACAGATTTAGGTCCTGTGGTGCGGGCGTACTCTGGGATATCTAGAATATGCAAACCCCAAGATGTGGCAGTGGAACCTCCGATGATAGAGGTGGTCAAAGATCCAGCAGTCCAAACAAAGTTGCCTGTAGTGGTGTATGAGGATCGGTAGTTGCTGCCTGTGTCGATAGCAGATGTTCCGAAACGGAAAGAAATCTGACTCGGGGCGGAACTGGATGCTCCTGTGACTACTACTCGCAAATCTGTGTATGTTTGGGGAATAGAAGTGAAGGATACTGTGGATAGTGTGCTGAGGGTAGAGGAGGAGATCAAAGTCCAGCCTGGCCTAGTGCCGTCTGCATTTGCTACCGTGAGGGCAGATCCGCTTGTGCCTTGATATTTCAAAGCGCCAGCGTCCTCATACAGATATGCGCTCCCCGCCGCTAAAGCCCCAGCTGATGGGGTTAGGTTAGTCCAACCTGCCATCAGGCATCAGCCTCCGGCAAAGTGTCCAACTCTGCTTGCGCGTTCTGGATGGCGGCGGCGATGGTCGCCATGTTCGCCTCGGCTTGTGCTTTCGCTGTGTCGTCGCCTACTGCGGCGGCGTTCTCCGCGTTGATCTGGTTGGCGTAGCCATCCAATGCCCATGCTTGAATGTTTTGTTCGAGCATGTTGCGGCGGGTGTTGGTTGGGGGGGGGGTGGGG